CTGCTTTAATAGAAGAACTTAAAAAGATGATTAAACACGCTGGTGATGTGGCAAGCGTAGGACCTATCCTATCCTCACTAATTGATAGTTCTGTAAAGAACGATGACCAATTGGTTAAACTTGCAACTATTGCAACTAAAATTATAGCATCTGAAAAGAAAACCGAAGGGCAAGATGGATTCTTAACTGAATTTGAAAAGAATCAATTACTTAGAGAATTAGAAGAAACTAAACAAGAGGTAGAAAGAGTAGATGATTTGGAATTTGAATTAGAAGATTTAAAAAAGAAAATGAAATAATATGCCTACGGAAACTAATTTTACAGGTCAAAACTCAGAAAACAAAGATGCAACATTAGGTGTAGTTTATAGTGTAATATTAGATAGTACACACCCTAAATACAAAGATGCTGGGGATATTGGTGGTATAACATATAGAATGGTATCACCAACCGATAAAACCGCAACTCTATTAGATACACAACTACCTGTTGCATATCCATTTGAAAAGAATTTTGTAGATTTACCATTAAGAAACGAAAAAGTTTCAATATATAATGATGGGTCAAACATAACATATAAAAGGATAGATAACGATGTATCTGGTAATAAAAATTTAAGTAGTGCTTATAATACTATTTCTCAAAAATTTGCTAAAAAAACGCAAGCAGCTCAAGAAGTTAATCAGCAAAATAAAGCAGACCAATATGAAAAGATAGCAGCAACAAACATGCCAAGAAGTAATTCTGAAAATGAATCATCCAAAGTTACGGATGGATATGGTAGTTATTTTTTCCCATCTAATATACATAAATTATCACTTAATGAAGGAGATACTCTAATAGAATCTAGATTCGGGCAGAGTATTAGATTTTCAGCTTACAATAATCCTAATAGAGTATTTTCTCCAAATATAATAATCAGAAATAGTGAATCACCATTAACACAAATAACCCCAGCATCATCTGGTAGTATAAATGAAGATATAAATAGAGATGGTTCATCGATAGTATTGAGTTCAGGTGATTATATATTACCTTTTATTCCTGGTACTATAAATGAAAAAGGAGCTACTGATTTTCAAACACAACCAAAATCATTTAAACCATACCCTGAAAAACTAAAGGGTGACCAAGCTTTAATAAACTCTGGTAGAATTATCCTATCTGCAAAAAATGCGGAAATGATGTTCTATGCAAAGGGTAATGTTGGATTTATATCAGATGGGCAGTTTTCAATTGATACAAGACTTGGTATGAATGTTAGTGTAAATGATAACATAAGTTTTGTTACAAATAATAGAGATTTTCAAATATTTGCTGGAAATGGTTCTGTTTTCTTAGGTAGTAAGGATTTAGAACCTATGGTTAAGGGACAGAAGTTAGTTGAAATCCTAAGTGAATTAATACAAGCTATTGGAGAGATGCAATTCCTAACACCATCCGGCCCATCCGCAATAGGACCTAAAAACAAACCTGATTTTGGAAAGATACATTCGAAATTAAATGATATACTTAGTAAATTAAATCAAACGGCATAATGATAGATAATACACAAAAAAGAGCCGAAGCTGGTAAAGCGGCCGAAGCTGGAAAAGCAGCAGCAAAAGGTGCTGCAAATGCTGCAGAAGGTCAAGCTAAGGCAGCAGCTGGAAAATTAGCATCAGCATTTTCAGATTTAAAGGGAGATGCGGCCGCATTATTAAAAGGATTAAAAGATTCATTAGGAATCCCCAATATTCCTAAAATTCCAAAAATTCCGGCATTTAAAGAACTTAAAAAGTTTAAACCAAAAACTCCACCCGAACCAAAAGCATTTCAAAAAGAAGAAAAGAAATTTGAATATGCACAAGCTGCTCCAATAACAACACCAGCACCCAAACCACCAGTAGACCCTAGAGCTAATTTTGTAGAAGAATACAAAGGTTATAAAATATACCTAAGAGCTAACCTACCAAACTTTTATATGGAATCTAGATTAAATGATGGACCGGTTACATTTACAGGACCTGAAAGTCGTAGTGCAACTAAAGATGAATTGCTTGCATATCAAAAGAAAGTAATAGATGAAGCTACATCACGTTAAAATATTTAAATAATGTCTTGGGAAACGTTCAAACAAAATATATTAAGAGTAGCAAATAGTCCAGAAGGAATTGCTGATATAAATGTTGTTGCAGAATTGTATGCCAAAGAATATGATGCAGCCGTAAAGAGAGGTTTTGATAGACAACATAAAATACCATTAGTAAGTGGAAATGTTGAAATGATGAAACAACTATTTGCATCTGCTTTACAAAAAGGTGTAAATTCATCAACTCCATACGATTTGGTTGGTGAAATGGGAGCTGGTGTTAAAGCATATTGGGCGGGTGCAGTTATGGCAACATCACCATTACCAATACAACCAGCTATACAAGCAACTGTAAATTTAAGTGTAACTCAAAATATTGTTACAGATCCTGGCATTTGGCAAAAACCAATATCGGGGCCATCGGTAATTTCGGAAGAATTAACTCCTGAACAAAGAATTGAATATCAGGAATCTTTAGAGGAAGCAATTGAAAAATACATAGAATTTACAGCACAAAATGAATTATTAAAAGCAGAAACTATATCTGATACTATAAATAAATTTACAGCAATATTAGATAAAAATAAAGATTATAATACCGAAGTACCAATTCAAAATGCAATATTAGGTATAGTTCCTGGTCAACCTATAACAACCAACGTACCTGTACCAGCCACACCAGCTAAGCCAGCTACACCAACTACTAAAGTAGAACCTAACGTTGATTTAGGATATTTTGAATTAGATTCCAGCCAACCCCTAACATCTACACCATCTACTCCATCATCTACTGAAAAAGCCGCAGTACCAGAAATAATTTCAGCAGAGAAATCGAATATTATTGATACGAAAGAAAAAGTTGATTTAGGATATTTTGAATTAGATTCTGGACAATCTATAAATGTATCCGTATCAGATGATGAATTTGGTGAAATTAAATTCAATCAAGGTAAACCATTTGTGAGTGGGTTTAAAATAGGAGGTGGTGGTGGACCTGGAGGTGGTGCTCCTTATGTAAAATTTAATAATTTTGCAGGTGATGCTACTATTGGAGGAAGGGCAGTTCAGATTGCAGTATATGATGCAGGTCAAGATGTAATAGAAAATCCAAATGATACTGGGCATCCTAGAATTCTACAAATACAAGCGTTAGGTGGTGCAAAAATTGGAGGTGGAACTGGATGGGCGTGGTGTGGAGCTACTGTAGGTACTTGGTGGACTGAAGCAGAGGGTAAAAATAATTTAGATGATTCTAGTATTCTTAAAACCCACCCAAATCCAGCGTCTGTTCCAGAGTGGGTTGACTGGGCTATTAAAACTGGTAGATATGTGGATATGAAAAATCCAGAAAATGCTAAGTTTACACCAAAAGCAGGAGATGGAATAATTTATGATTGGGATAATTCTAATGGTGCATCAAACCATATAGGAATGTTTTGGAAAATTGATGGTGGAAAATGGTGGGGTATTGATGGAAACAAAGGAGCTAAAGGTAAAGCTAGAATATCAGCTCATTGTATTAAAGATATGGCAGCTGTACAGGGGGTAGTAAGAATTTAAAAATATGGCAGCAATAAATCCAACAAATAACACAGGTTTAATTGTAGATGAATTTATATCATACGCAACTAACCATTTGAATAGTGTAAAAGGTACTATATATACTGTATCTTTATTTGCAGCAGGACCTCCACCATCACCAGTACAAATACCCGGACCTGGAGTTTTAAATTGGAATGGTTATTTTATAGCTCCTTCAACAAGAACTCAACTTGTTACCGAAGATGATTTTGTACCAAAAGAAAATGCAGATGAGCAAGAATCGGTAAAAACAACAAAAGAAGAAAGTATTCCAAATGGAACTACTGAAGAACAAATTGATTTAAAATTCTTTGAATTGGATTCTGGACAATCTATAAATGTATCAGTATCGGATGATGAATTCGGAGAAATAAAGTTTAATCAAGGTAAACCATTCGTAAGCGGATTTAGAGCAGGTGGTGGTGGTGGATTTAGTAGTAGTGGTGGTGGTATTATAAATGTCGATTTAGGTGCATTGGATTTAAGTGCTGATTGGATTACATTATCAGCTAAATTTATTGCTAAAAATGAAGGTTTTGCAAAAGCGGCATTAAATGATGAAGGTACTCCAAGATTAGGATTTGGTTCGGATAAAATATTAGACCCGTCAACTGGAACAATACGAGATGTTAAATATGGAGATACAACAACAGTTGAGGCTGCATTAAAAGTATTACAATATGAAGTTTCTGTATCATATAAAGCAAGATTTGTAGGTAGTGGAAAATCAAAAATATCTCAAGCTGAGTTTGATGCTCTTAATAATAAACAAAAAGCAGCGTGTTTAAGCTTTGTTTATAATTGTGGAAGTTTCGCAAATTATCCAAATATTCCTGCAGCAATTAGAGCTAAAGATTATACATCTGCAGCAAATGGTTTACTAAATGGTCCGACTAGGGGAGCATCTACTGGTAAATTATATGACGGTCTAGTTAGAAGAAGAAAAGAGGAAGCAACCCTATTTAGTTCATAATTTTCAAAAATAACAATTCAAATATTTATAAACATAACAAATAATAAAGTATGAATACGGACAAACTATTAAAAGCCATCCAAATTCTTATTAAAGAAGAACTTAAAGAACAATTACCTGCTTTAATTAAGGAAGGTGTGAAGACTGAAATGAAAAAGATGTTAGCAGAGGGTAAACAACCTGCTAAACCAAAAACTACTGGATTATCAATGGCTAAGGCTATGTTAGATGATGATATTATTGAAGAATCTGTATCAACAAATGCAGCTCCTCAAAAGCAATTTAGTAAAAACCCAATGATTAACCAAATCCTTAATGAAACACGTGGTGGGATTCCACAAGGAGATGGTGGATTTAGAACAATGAATTTTGGACAGGGTGATATGAGTTCAATAGTAGGTAGAACGGCAATCGCCGAAAAAATGGGTTATGGTGACTTAGCGAAAGGACCTTCTCCAACTGGATTGGGTGTAAATACCGGAGTAGCTGAATTGGATAAAGCTTTTAACAGAGATTATTCTGAATTAGTAAAAAGATTTAAGAAGTAATGGCAATTATATTAGGTAGAAAACCAATTATAGAAACTAAAGATTATGAAGACTATGCAGTAGGTTTAGCCCTGCCAATTCAAATAACTAATGTTGCCTTTAAACAAAATTATACGGAAATAGAACAACTTAAAAGTAATATAAAAAATCTATTATTAACTAAAAGAGGAGAACGTTTGATGAATCCTTTATTTGGTACAGGTGTAGAAACTGTATTATTCGAACCAATCACAGATGAGTTTGAAGAAAAGGTTCAAGATATAATAACAAATTCTGTTGAGAAATATATACCAAATGTAAGTATTGAAGAAATAAATGTTGATATGAGTAATGAAAATAAAGATAAAAATTTGATAAACATATCATTGAAATTTAGAAGTAGAAGTACTGGTAATTCTGGTTTGGTATCATTTAACATAGCACAAATAGCACCATAATATGAGTTTAACACCATCAAATAATAATTTTACAAATAGAGGAAAAGATATAAAATATCTTAATAAAGACTTTTCAGCTTTTAGAGATAATTTAATAGAATTTTCAAAAACATATTTTCCAAAAACAAACACCGATTTTACGGAAGCTTCTCCTGGTATGATGTTTATTGAAATGGCATCTTATATAGGTGATGTACTTTCATACTATATAGATGATACATTTAAAGAATCATTAATAACAACAGCTGAAGATTTAGAAAACGTAATTGCATTAGCTCATGCTTTAGGATATAAGCCAAAAGTTACGGCACCTGCAACAACGTTAATATCCATATATCAAATAGTACCTGCGATTGGTAGTGGTATATTAAATGAAATAGATACTAAATATTTACTAAGGATTAGACAAGGTATGGAAATTGAATCTAAAGATGAATCTATTAAATTTATTACTACCGATATAGTAGATTTTTCGGATACTACTGATAGAGATATTACTGTGTATCAGAGAGATGCAAATACAGGTGAACCAACTTTATATCTTGTAAAAAAATATGTTCAGGCAATATCTGCAACATCGAAAGAAGCTACTTTTGAATTCGGTTCGTATGAACCATTCCGAACTATAAATTTAAGTGATACTAATATTATAGAAGTATATGATGTAAGAGATTCTAATAATAACAAATATTATGAAGTACCTTACTTAGCACAAGAGATGGTTTTTTTAGATTATGCAAATACGGAATTAAATGACCCAGATCTTGTACAATTTAAAGATAGCGTACCATATATTTTAAAAACTTTAAAAACTCCAAGAAGATTTGTATCAAAGGTAAATCCTGATTTAACTACTACACTTCAATTTGGAGCTGGTGACCCATCTGCATCAGATGAACAATTAATTCCAAATCTTAAAAATGTAGGACTGGGGTTACCTAATTCTATTAAAAGATTGGAAGAATCATTTGACCCAACAAATTTCTTAAAAACAAAAACATACGGAACATCTCCATCAAATACATCAATTACTGTTAAGTATTATGTAGGTGGTGGTATTTTATCAAATATAGAATCAGGTCAATTAACTAGAATAACATCTATTGTATATGATAATGATTATGGAGATTTAAATCAATCTCAAATAGCAACATATAATAGTCTAAAAAATTCAGTAGCCGTTACAAATGAAATACCAGCGTCTGGTGGCAGGGGTAGTGAAACATTAGAAGAAATTAGACAAAATACTTTAGCAAATTTTGGTTCTCAAAATAGAGCAGTAACTACAAAAGATTATCAAGTAAGAGCTCTATCAATGCCAACAAAATATGGTTCTGTTTCTAAATGTTATGCAACCGCTGATGGTAAGTTGGATAATAACTCACCATCATCAATATTAGCATCACCTAAAGCTTTGCAAGAATTTACCGATTTGGTAATGGGATTTGTTAATAAACCTGATTTAGAAGAACCAACACAAGAAACAGTATCTGCTGAAATTAGAGATTTTCTAATTGGAAAAACATCAAATGATAACGAAAAAAATAACCCATTTGCTATAAATCTTTATATGTTAGGATTAGATGGTACTGGTAGATTAACTCAAATTAATAGAGCAGTTAAAGAAAATTTAAAAACATATCTAAATGAATATAAAATTCTTACGGATGGTGTTAATTTTTCAGATGGATTTATAATAAATATAGGAGTTAATTTTGAAGTAACTTGCTATCCTAATTTTAATAAATCGGAAATAGTAGCTAAGTGTATTTTAGAATTAAAAAATTATTTCAATATTGATAAGTGGACATTTAATCAAACAATTAATCTAAATCAGTTAGAATTAATATTGGCAAATGTTGAGGGAGTATCATCTGTTCCTGTTCTTCAAATTGTAAATAAATGTGGAGGGCAATATTCTACAAATTCATATAATATAGAAGCGGCAACTAAAAATAAAGTGGTATATCCATCATTAGACCCTTCCGTTTTTGAAATTAAGTTTCCTGATTCAGACATAAAAGGGAGGGCAAAATAATGGCATACTATTTTTTAACAGCATCAAAAGACGCATCAATTTATCTACAACAACCCAATCAAAATACTGGGCTTGATGAGATATTGGAAGTAAGTAAGGTTTACTATGGTAATGTAAAGGATGTATCTCATGCTTTACTTAAGTTTGATTTAGGTTTTTTATCTCAATCATTATATAATGGTACAATTGGTATGGATAGTGCTAGATTATTGATAAAAGAATCACAAGCAGAAGAAATACCATTAGAATATACGATTTATGCAAACGCAATATCTGGAAGTTGGGAAATGGGAATTGGCACTAGATTTGATGCTATAACTACAAAAGGTGTAACTTGGAATTATAGAGAAGGAGATACTAAAATAAATTGGTTAGATAATGATTT